TAGACATAGTACTCAGCAATAGATTTAATAACCGATGCACCAGTTTTGGGGTCACGATCTTTTTGTACTTCTCGAACCTTACGAATTTTACGTGGGTCGATGTACCTTAATTCTTTAATGCCTTCTTTTGGATTCTTTTCATTGACGACAATGTGATAGTAAATTCTACCATCAATGTACCATCGCTTGAATAAATCATCGGCAAGATTTGCAAAGTTCAACATACGCATAACGTTGTTAAACTCCTCACGAATCTTTTTCTTAATCGATTCTGGTTGTTTCAGATTATCCATAACGATATCAAGAATCTTACCCTCCTCAGAACGAGTAATAGCTTCATTGACAATTTCGTCAATAGCCATCTCAAGCTCAGGATGATTCGACATTTCACGGTAACGTGTGATTAGTTCCAACTCATTACGAATTGAACCTTCTAAATCAACATACGTACCATAGTGTGCGTTACCTGTGATAGTAACTGCACCATCATCTATTGCATTTGTCGGTAGAGCAAAAGAAGATTCGTTCGGGTTTTGAACCTGAACGACCTCTTTGTCACCAAAAGTAAAACCAAAAAGTTTAATTGCCACTGTATAATAATCCTATATTAAGAAAGAAGAGCCTAGGCTCCTCTTTCGTCAAACCACGTTATCTTCTACGGATTCCCACCATTGATATGATAGAGTCACCGTGAATTCTTCAATTGCATCATTGGAACCCCAGTCAACATCAATTGGAGAAACGTCTGTTGGAAATAAACCAATAAACTTATATTTCTTCAATGTGTCACCGTTCTTGGCGAATTGTTTAACTTCTCCGTCAACAGTATAACTGCCTGGAGTTTGTGCCAATGGGTTACGAACGTTTAAACTGTGGCTGTTCAAGCCATTCATCCATCTTTCAAATGCATTACGCACCACAAAGTCTTCATCATTGATGATCGAAAGTGTCCAGTCAGTGAAGGTTCTGTTGCCTACAAACTTCAACTCACGGCCGAAGTATTGAACAGGCACAGTGCCAACAGTAGAACCTGGAAGTTGTGCGGTCTTACACATGAATGATAATTTCGTTTGTGCATTACCAGGTAAAGCAAATGCCGGAAAAGGCATGGTTACCTCAAAGAGGTTTGGTCTCGCACCATCACCCTGCATTTGAGAGCGGAATTCGTTAATATTAAATGCCATTTAATTTTCTCCTATCTCTCTATTTATTAGAATCGTCCAACGATTTCATTGAATGCAACACCAGTACGGACTGCAACAAAGTTTAGTTGGATGAAGTTGATGGAACGGGCTGGTTTGACATAAATGTCACCAACAAACTCATTGCGGTCGATGACTTCCGGTGTATTATTTGTAGTATCACAAACAACACGGAAGTCATAGATGCCACGTCGGCCTTGGATTTCACGTAAATACGGTTCAACCAAGTTAACAAACTGAGCACGTGTAAATTCATCGTTGAATTCAAACAACGAAGAACGTGAAGCACGAGCAACTGTTTTCTCTAGTACAATAAACAGTCTACGAACGTTAATTCTGTCCATTGCTTCTGGTCTGTTCAATAGAGTCTTATCACCGAACAATACAGTACCTTCACCTGGGAAGGTTACAACAGGGTTAATACCTGAATTGTACAATGAATCTCTTTCGGCTTTGGTTGGATTCCATGCCAACTTAACAACGTTCTTAACTTGACCTCTATTCAAACCAGCTGGTGAGAACCATGGGTCACGGTCAACGTCAGTTCTAACCAATAGACCGGCAATATCACCGTTCAATGGCAACCAACGATATATGTCATTGTACTTGTCGTATTGATATTTCCATCCACAATCCATAACTGCGTATGAAGAAGATGTGATAGTATCACGATATGTTTTAACAGTTGATGCTTCTAAACCTGAGTTATTCAACACAGCAGTTAGTGGTGGAGAAATGAACACCATGCAATCTTTGCGTGACTCGGCAATAGAAATTAGTCTGTCCGGTACTACATCATCTGCAGTTTCACCGGCCATCAATAGAGAAACATCAACAGAGTCAACATTGTTAAACAAATCATAAGATGTGTTTCTGTTACCTGCAGTTGGTGCAGTATCTTTACCTGCAGACAAGTCAAAGTTATTGACTGCCAAGCCATTGTAAGCACCAGTTGTTGCTACTTGAATAGCAGTTTGACCCCAGTTGGCACCAGTGTCAGGATGACCCATCCACCAGATGTACTTAGATTTGCTATTGATAACGTCTTTATAGTAGTTTGAAGAACCGTCTGTATTCTTAGCATCGCCTGCTTTAGAAACAAAACCAAATTTTTCAATAACTGTATTTGCTGTACCTGTAATTGCACCTGTCATGTCAACAACAACAATATGAATTTCGTCATTTGATGCTGCTGCTCTGGATGCATATGTGGATGTAGTAGGTGTTGTACTGAATTCACCTGAGTATGTCCAACCTGTTGCAACGTTGGCGTCAGCCATCGAAACACGTAGTCCATTACCTAGAGAACCTGGATACTTTGATGCCCATTGAATAGAATTGTTTCCTGCTGCAAAGTTTTGTTCATAGTTTGTTTTGTTAAGAATTCTTACAGGTGTTCCAATGTTTGTTGCGTTATTCGCTGTAGAACCTACTGAACGAACAACTCTCAAATCTGAACCATATTGTAAAAAGTTTGCTGCGGTGAAGAATGATGTTGCGGTGTTGCTGTCTGGTTTACCGAATATTTCTACTAATTGGACTTCATTACTAATTGTGATAATCTCATTCACTGGTCCCCAGTTAAAATTTCCTGCAAAACCACCAATAGTTGTTGCTGTGGAAGGCACAACTGTTGTAAGGTCAACTTCTGAAACATTCACGCCTGGTGATAATTGAAAAGCCATGGTTTAATCTCCTTTTAAGGGCTGAATTATTTTTTTAATGTATGTTGTATTTATGTTTTTAAAAATTTGAGGATATATAACCTCGGCTTCTAACATCATCTTGCCATACTGTACCACCAGAATCAATTACTGGTTCTGGTCTGCCATCGTCAATGATACCTACTGGTGCCAAATCTTCGTCACCTAACATATTTTGTTCCTCTAACATCATCTTACGGATGTCGATATTGGTATCTTCTTTAAAATAACTCTGTGCAGTTAACCAAGAGAATAACACCAGACCCATAACTAAGTCATCGTTGTTACCTTCTTCTGCCTCATAACTGTCTCGAACTCGCACAAACGTATTAAGTTCGGCAATTGTGTCAAAGTCATTGATAATTAACTTGTCATTTTCAATCAAGGTCTTCAAGTTGGCACAACCAATCTTTTTGACTGATTTTGTGGTCTTGATACCGAATGATGTAGAACGCTTGAAACCACCTGAAATTGATTGTCCTTTAATATGATGGTGTTCTAGCTTATATATGTTCTCATATTCCAGATCATAGTGTAGAATGTCCACGACCTGTTGGCCAATATTGTTAGTCTCAATCAACGCAAATGCTGTATTGTATCTTTTACATAATGCATAAACAACTGTAGGTAAAAATAACAATGGTAGTTTATTGTTTCGATATTTGGCAACTTGCCTATATGGAACTTGAGACACATCAAGTATATTAATCGTTGAGTAATCTTGTGCAACACCTTCAGAACAATCTACACAACCAATGTATAGGTGTCCTGGTATTGGGTCTTGGTAGATATCTAAACAATCTTCTTGTTTCAATGGGTCAAAGAATGCCAGTGACCTCAATTTAGAACCAGTGATTAATGTTGCCGATGAACCAATAAATTCTGTCTCAAACTCTTGTCGGAACTGTTCTTCTGATGTGTTACGTATGGTCTCTTCTTTCCATGCGGCATCACGTCCTGGCACCTGTGACCAATGAACCTCCAATGGTTTATAGGTCGACCGTTTCTCTGTTGCATCAACCCACATCTTATAGAAGTGGTTCAGTCCATATGGGGTAGAAACAATAATAACTTTGGTAGTCTTACCAGATGAGATAACAGGATAGGTTGACGTAAAGAATTCGTCAGCCATATTCTTTGGAACGAACGCAAATTCGTCCAAGAAAATTAAGTTATAAGAACCACCTCGAACACCAGATGCTGATGTTGCAAAGGCTGCAATCTTTGATTTGTTTTCTAGTTCAATATTACCTTTGTTCCAAGTAATGATACCTTGTTGCAACCAAAGTGGTAAGTATTCATATGCATATTGCACACGACCTAAAATTTCACGTGCAAGTGAACCTTTGTTGGCAAGAATGGCAATACTGTAATCGTCTTGAAATAGAATCGACCATAACATAAAACCTACAGTCGTAGTTGTTTTACCAACCTGACGAGGCATCTTTGCAATACAGAATCGATTTTCGTGGAATGTTCGTACCATGTCCTCTTGGAATGGCCACATTTTGAAAGGCACAAGGCCATGGTCAACGTTAACAATTTTAACGTATGACTTAATGAAGTAAACTGGATCTTCAGTACATTTTATAATCTCGGCAACTTGTTCTTCGGTGTAAGATAGTTCTACACCAGTTCGTTTTAAGTTTGCGTTGCCGAGGTAACCACCTGCGTCAATCATTATTTAATAAAACTTCTTAACATCCATGCATGTTTTTGGTGTTGGTCTAACAAGTCTTGCAGAAAATTACCAACAGCTGGTTCTCCTGCTTGGTCAGCAGCCACAATACCTGCACGTAAATGAACAATTAATCTATCGTTATCTCTTTTCAATTCTGCCAACATTGAAATTGGAGAAGGAATAATTACTGATTCTTCTAAGTCAGCCAACTCTAACATTCTCAACAAAGAACCTGGTGCATATGAATCCAACATACGAATCTTCTCTGCAATTAAATCGGTATTATTGAATATAGAAGTGTATAGTTCACCAAAGAAATCGTGATATTCAGAGAAGTCTGATCCTTCTACGTTCCAGTGAAACCCGTGAGTCTTAAAATACAAGGCAAAATTTGTACCTAATATTACTTTCATTTGTTGAATTAATTGATCCATATTATTTCTCTTTATTTGACTTTAAAAACTTTACCAATTCTGTGGTTGAACCAACAAACACAGCTTTATCTATGTTCATTGATTTATCATTCATAGATTTTGGTGCTAAATCTTTTTTGCGTTTTTGAATTTCCATTAGGTCTTTATTTAGGTCAGACATATTTTTAAGCATTGTGGCCACAACCTCGAATGCTCTTGGGTGATGCGTGTCTTTAGCAACGTGTATCAAAGTGTCCATTGCAGAGTTACCTTTGGTAATCATCTCACGTATATTCTGCCGAGCAAACTCAGCATCATCGGCAATATCTGGTGTTAAGTCAGTGTGTACTAACTGACCAGCAGATTCCAATGGTTCGATCTCCAATAATTGAGAAAGATTTTCATCCATTTTTTTCATAATTTATTTTAAATGTTTATAAATTTGCAATTGCGGTTTGAAAATCAGCATAAGTTGCACTGTTTGCAGCTAAACTTTTTAGACTTGTTATGGTAATAGTTGTATTACTTGTTGTATTTGCTTTATTAAACGCAGCTTGTGCTTGAGTTAGAGATAGTGTGGTATTAGATGCAACGAAAGAGGCAGGCTGTTGAATAATAACATTACCAACCATACCGGCATGGTTTTGGCATTGGTAAACATATGTTGAACCTACTAGACTAAAAGGAACTTTCCAATAAAGAGTGCCGTTTATCTGAGCTTGTGCGTTAGAACTCGTTGAAACTGTACCAGTATTGCTAACGTGTGTTAGTCCTATATTGAAACTAGAACCACCTGATGATGTCCGTATCATAAACGGATGACCATCTAAATTATTTAAAACAAATGCTATGGTTTCACCACCAGAAACATACACTGTAGGATTGTTTCCTGAATATTGATCGATTAGATAAGCACTTGATCCAGAAGCTGTTACAGATAATCCGGTAACAGCACTCGTATAATTAGAGTTAGTTGTGTTATAAACTTCTGTAAAATTTTCGTTGAGTTTGGTGAAAGCCGTTCGCAGAGGATCACCTGTGCCAGTATTTGGTCCTGTTCCTATATCAATTGTTTGTTGTGTCATTATAGTTTATCCGTTTTAATTAATGTTGAATCAGTAAATACTAAAGTAGTATCTGAAGTAGTAAAAATAACTTGAGGTTCATATGTAGAACCAAATGATGTAAACGTTTCTGCAAATCCATATTCATCATCTGGACCAGCAGTGTTTGGATTTGGTCTAGTTTGCACAGAAGATATAATTGAATTTTGTGTGAATGTATTTGATGTGATAATGTCACCATTTGCCGAGTTGGCAAAATTCATATGTGTGTTTGCAGTAGATGTTGTAATCATCTCACTTGTCTTAACTGGTGGCCAAATATATGCTTTGGCTGTGAATGTCAAGTCCCATAGAATCAAACGAGTACTCATCATATCACCTTCATAATCTGTAGTTGTCGATACAGAATTTAATATAATTGGCATGTCGTACTTTTGATCCATACCAGGAATAAAATCCATCGTTACAGTAAAATCTGGTGTGAAGAATGGAAGTATTTGTTCCATAATCTGAGCACCATCTTCTGTATTACGAACATATACTGATAAGTTAAAATCAAAGTTATATGGTATTGGTCCGTATTGTGACTTTAATGAACTGTTATTTGCACCAACTGAAAAGTTTCGGTTAGTAGTAACACCTTTGCGACTAGAATCATATGACATACCTACCATATCAAATGAAATTCTAGGCACAGATATTGCAATAGATTTTGTTAAGTCTGGATCGGAGGCCAAACGAGTTAAGTATTTTTCTTTGGCACCATAAGACAAAGGCACTTTAAATCTTTCGACCTCTGTTGCCATATCTCTGGTGTAACGAATCAACTGAATGTCGTTAAATAGTGTGCCAAAACCTACGACAACTTTTCGTATGGTTCTGTTATAGAAGTGTGCATTACCTAGCATTAAGGTTCACCAAATGGGTTATGTTCAGTGAAGTCTAGTACATCGTCACCTTCATCTTGAATAATGTTGTTGTCTGCCACATCTTCAAACACACTGTCTGTTGGCATATCGTCTGCTGCAGTTTCTAATGCCCATGTTGCACCACTGGTTGCACCAATAATAGTTACACCAACTGTAAACTGACCTTTGACATTAACAACATCCAAGTGTCGACCAGGAACCGTTGTGTGTACGGTAGCTTTGGCGTTTGCAGTTGCCAATGATGAACCTTGATAAACAAACTCACCAACTGTAAATTTGCCTGTGCCATTGACAGGTACATCTAAACGTGTTCTCTTGTATGAATCAAATGCTTGTTCGTCTATCTCTGTGCGACCAGTTTGAATCAACTCATCAGATAATACGAACTGTTTCAGTTTCAATGCATAAACATAAACATTGCCACCACGTCCACGACCTAATGTGTAGAACATTGCTTGGTCATTTTCATGTTCAACAAAAGTTATTTCAAAAAAGTTTTGCATCAATGGAATGTAAATTAAATCACCTTCCATTGGGCGGTTTGGTCCAGTGTTAATAACTAAGTCACCAAGTCTAGGTATACTATAGTTTGTGGCACCAGAGGCATATTTAAATCTACGGCGAGAAATCAGTAGTGTTATTTCATCTCGAATCTCAAGACCAAACTTAGAAATAAAGTCTTGTTCACCATCCATGCCTGTAACATTTTCCAAGTAGACTTCAATTGGAAATGCAACTGTATATTGTTTTAGTGGGTCTTCACCATACAAAGGGTCTGCACCATTCGGGTCTGCACTAGATCGTGGTAGATAAAACACGTCCATACCATACTGTTGCATGGCCTCAATTACCAAGTCTTCAACTAGTAGTTGTTCTTGAGTAATTCCTGTTGGAAATGGTTGAAAGTAAAAATTTGTAGGCATTCATCAACCAGTCAAAATTTCTGGAGGTAGTACGTTGTAGGCTTGCATCTCAGTTTCAATCTTATCGATTTCGACTTGTGCTTCAGCCATAATTCGAGGACCATCTAACGTAACTCCACCTGGCATCTGAACACCAGCAAATTTTGACAGGTTGGTACCCCACTGGTATTTAATCAAAGCCGTGGCATACTGTTTTAAAAATCTATCATCCCAAACATCAGATACACCAGTCTTTGTGGCTGTTGCAGTGGTTACACTTGTTGCTAAGTTTGTGGTTAGATATGCTTGTGTTGGTGAAATGATACGATTAACTTGTGCATCTTGTCCACTAATTGTAATGATATCACCTTCAATAATTTGTTGGTCAAATGTTGTACCAGTACCTGTGATTAGGTTTGATGTGTTTGTTGCCGTTACTGTACCAGTTAACGTTATAGTATCAGGCACTAACTTACGATAACATTCAATAACCACATATTCACCTAAAGTTGCATCACGTGACCAATCAATGTCTAAGAAGATTTTGTTTTGGTGACGATTGAATCGGTGCTGTGGGTAACCAGAGAACAACATGTTTAATGTTGTGATATGTTGCATTGTGATTTCATATGACACATAAGATACCGATGTGAAGTCATACAAATCATGTAGACGCAATTGGTAACGAAGGTCAAACATATTGATTGATGAATTAGAATCATCAAACGGAAATATTTTAGTTACAAAGATAACTGGATCAGGACAGTAAATGAATTTGCGGTCAATATCGTCTTGTGTAATTCTGTGCTTCATGTAAATCTTTTCAACACCATCAAAATGATAGTCGTGAAAAAACTGTAGTGCATCATCAATTCGGTCGTCAACTTGGTCATCATCCACGTTAATTTGAATAACGGGAAACCCTAGTCTACGAAGACAATAATCTTTAAATTCGGTTCTTGTTACTGGTGCAGCCATTTTTTACTCTTTTATACATTACCGGTGTTTGTTGATGGGAATGAACGACCTGAACCCCATATAATTCTGACTGCTCCATCAGCACCGAAAGATCCTCGTCTTCCACCACCGTTAGTGGAACCGCCGCCGCCACCACCATAAGCACCACCGGCACCGCCAGCATTCCCATCATTATTGTAAATTCCGCCGCTGGATTGGCCAGTGGCGCCGCCTGATCCGCCAAATCCGCCGCCACCTTGTGGCGATCTTGCTGTTGCACTGGCACCTTCACCCAATATACCTGTGCCACCTCCACCTCCACCAGCATTACCAGTTGTACCACCGCCTGCGCCACCACCATAACCTCCGCCAGCTGTACTGTTGGCCTCATATCCTGCTGCCCCGTAACCGCCGCCACCTGAATATCCACCAGCACCACCGCCACCGCCAGGATAATAACCGTACTGTGGTGCGTCTCCGCCATTACCACCGTTGCCGCCGCCATCGCCAGTATAACCACCACCGCTGCCACCAGAGGCTCCACCACCACCACCATTGAACTGTCCGCCGCCGCCGCCATTACCAGCAACTGTACCGCCAGATATAAAGTAACTTTGGTTTCCCTGGCCTTCATTGCCGTAAGAACCAACTACAACAGTATAAGAAGATCCTGGTGTTACTGATATATTATTTTTCCAACCAAGTCCACCTCCACCACCGCCGGCCGAGTCGTAATTAGAGTTCACACCGCTTGCGCCACCTCCGCTACCTATTGCAACTGCAGACACCGAAGTAACTCCAGCTGGTGCAGTCCACGAATATGTTCCAGCAGTAGTGTATGCTGTTTGACCTTGAACTACTGTTATACTTGTATCATTGATTGTCAAGTTTGATGTTGTAGCTAATATTGTTCCAGAGGTAGAACCAGACCGGATAGAAACTGTAAATGTCTCAGCACCTTCAGTTGAAGAATCTGCAGTTGGCGTTACTGTGAAAGAACCAGCATTTGATGTGATGCTGAAAGAACCAGAAGATGTAGAAAAGTCGCCGGCATTTGAGTCTATAGACCAATAGTATGTTCCATTGGTTATATTTGCACCAGAAACATTAAGTGTTAAAGATGAACCTTCATTAATATTATTAGCTGCAGCAGTTAATGTATATGTTGGAGGTGGTGGAGCCACAGTGGTTGGCCACAAACCATCTGCTCGTAGGTCATTCATTTTACGTAATGTAAAAATATCGTTTAAAAGACTCATTTGTTTTGCTCTGTTGTTTTGTTATTGATTAATCAAATCACATTTTTTATATCTGTGTGGCCAAAAATTCTTCTAGTTTTTTCTTTTGATTATCATATTCTGTTTTTTCTTCTTCGGTCATTTCTCGCACTGACCAAACATCCATGCAAACACCATCTACTATTGTATAAACAGGCGTATCATCTAAAACAATTTGGTAACTACTAGGTTTAGGACGCTCAACACGGGTGAACGGTATCCAATTGGATGGTACTGAACCAAAAGATTGAATTAAATTACTTTCATACGCAGGATGGTTTTTTATTAAACCGTTTTCAGTTTCAATATAAAGTTGTTCTTGCATTTTGTTCTCCTTTTTTATTGATCTGTGGTAAGTGTAGATGGGAATGAACGACCGGTGCCCCATATAATTCTGACTGCTCCATTTGCGCCGGCGCCAGTTGTCCCACCGTAAGTGCCACCGCCGCCACCGCCGTAGCCGCCGCCTGAATTATTTACTGTATAATAATTTGGCGGAGAATATGTAGTTCCAGTACCGTTGGTTCCTCCGCTACCAGCATTGCCTCCATACACTGTTCCACTCGACTGCCCATTTACTGGAGTAGATGTTCCTGATCCAGATGCCCCTTGTCCTAGAATGCCCACTCCGCCGCCACCGGCTGCAGAATTAGGATACCCGCCGCCGACTCGAACGCCGGAACTGCCACCACCTGCTCCGCCACCACTTGGTGCTGCTTGACCCGATTCTACTCCTGCTACATAAGTTCCATTTCCTCCTCGGCCACCATCGCCAGCATATCCGGCGGCACCACCACCACCGCCACCTACTCCAGTGCCTTCGCCTCTGCCGCCGCCGCCGCCGGAACCACCACCATCCCCTGTGTAGGATCCGCCTGCAGTAGTTGCAGTTTCACCGGTACTGGTGAAAGACGAGCCACCTGCACCGCCTGCGCCACGAACCGTACCCGAATTAATGAAATAACTTTCACCACCCCCATTACCATTTGCTGGGCCAGTAATTGAAGTTCCGCCTGTACCAACTACTACTGTATAACCTGTTCCTGGTGTTACTGATATATTATTTTTCCAACCTAATCCACCGCCACCGCCACCGCCTCCTGCAACTTGAAACGAGGCGCCAGCGCCTGAACCTCCCGAACCACCAGCGCCAACAGCAACGACACTAACGGCAGTAACACCAGCTGGTGCTATCCAAGTATAAGTTCCTACTGATGTGTATGCTGCTTGACCAATAACTGCAGTTATACTTGTATCGTTAATTGTTAAGTTTGATGTTGTAGCCAATATGGTACCAGAAGTAGAACCAGACCTAATTGATACTGTGAATGTTTCAGCACCTTCAGTTGAAGAATCGGCCGTTGGTGTTACTGTAAATGAACCAGCATTTGATGTTATGGTGAATGAACCAGAAGATGTTCCAAAATCACCAGCGTTTGAATCAATAGACCAATAGTATGTTCCATTAACAATATTTGAACCAGAAACATTAATTGTTAGTGCCGATCCTTCGTTAATATTATTAGCTGCAGGAGTTAATGTATATGATGGTGTCAAACTTGTATCGTTAATTGTTAAGTTTGATGTTGTCGCTAATATTGTTCCAGAAGTAGAACCTGATCTAATTGATACTGTAAATGTTTCAGCACCTTCTGTTGTTAAGTCAGCCGTTGGTGTTACTGTAAATGAACCAGCATTTGATGTAATCGTGAATGAACCGGAAGATGTTCCAAAATCACCAGCGTTTGAATCAATAGTCCAGTAATATGTTCCATTAGTAATACCATCACCTGTTACGTTAAGTGTTAAGGCTGAACCCTCATTTATGTTGTTTGCTGCTGGAGTTAATGCATATGAAAGTACCGCAGTTGGCCACAACCCAGCAAGTCTTCTGCTTCGGTGTTCGTAACCCCAAAGAGGGCCTGTAATATTTGTTTCTGCCATTGTTTATTATACCGTTGTAGTTGAAGAAGTTGCAGTATGGTCACTTACAGTAAACGTAACCGATCCAACAGTTAATCCACCTGTGATAAGTGTATGTGAAGGATTGCTACCAATACTAAGAGAAACCGCTTGGGTTGGAAAATCAGCACTGCCATAAACAATAGATCGGCCACCAACTGTATATGTACCTGTTTTTGTACCATCCGTAGGCAACTTATAAACAATAGAATCTTGATCGGTAGTATTAGTTGCAGATCCTGCACCATAAAAATCACCAGTATTATCTAAATCTAATACTGTTCTGAAATCACTATCGGTTGTATTAACTTTATTAACAACTCTTTGCCATTGGAGTGTGCCACTTGAATCGTGTTTCATTATGACTGACCGATTGTCACTCCCAGAAGGATAATACGAACCAGTATAAGAATTGCCTGTGTTATCAGTAACAGTAGCTGATCCAAATGAGCCAGCAGCATCGTAAATTTTTCCCCAAACTACAGATGATCCACTCGAATTTACTTTGGCTGTATATACTGAATAATATGAACCGTAATGACCACCAGTGATATATATGTTATTACTACTATCTAATGATATACCTTGGCCAAGCACATAACCACTGCTGGAAGATATACCAGCTTGCCACACTGAACTGCCAGCTGAATTAATTTTTACAATATAATGTTGGTTAACAGTGGAACTGCCACCACCAGAAGTGGAATATCCAGACATTAAAACATTATCTGAAGAATCTATAACCAAATCAGAGCCAGTACTTGTGCGAGCATCAAAATTTATTGACCATTGACCTGTTCCACTCGAATCAAGTTTAAGTAAATATGCAATTTGACCACTGTTTATTGGAAATCCTTGAGAAGTACCTATAATATAAGCATTTCCTGTACTATCAACAGCTATTCCATTTGCCTGCAAGTTTTCAGCACTAGATGCTGCATAAAAACGTTTTTGGTATAAAATTGATCCAGTAGAATCTGTTTTAATTACAAATCCAGAGTAGTATCCACCAAGAACATAACCACCAGTCATATAAACATTATTGGAACTATCAATAAACAATGAACCTCCAGAAAAGCCAAAAGATGTGCTTGAAGAAGAATTTGTATATTTTTTTTGAAATTGTATAGTACCAGCTGAATTATATTTTACTAAAACTATATCAGTAGAATTTAAAAGGCTAAGACAATAAACGTTTCCAGAAGAGTCTACTTTTACAGAACCATAAAATTCATTAGTGCTAGTTGTTGATAAAGTTGAAATCCATTGTGTATTTGGTAAAGCTGCACTAGTAAAAATAGTTGGCCACAACCCACTAGCTCTCTGATTATAGTGATTTTGAGTTGTTAATATTCCACTAATTGCCATAATGATTCTCTTATGTTGTACGTTTAGCTGAAGCGAACACCGACACTACGTTGGCGTATGATGAATATATATCTAGTTTATCACCAGAGTACAAATATTTTGGTGCCTCACATAACTCGATTGTGGAGTTCGCAGGTAAAATAATGTCTTTGGCAATGTAACCTTGTATCGTATTGCTTGAGTTTGTCCAGATAATACTGATTGCGTGGTTACCAAATGCAGTATCTTGATTAACAATTTTGATACTCTCAATAACTGCTGGACTACCTGTTGCAGTATAAAGTGTGGAGTAACCTGTACCAGCCAATGCAGTTGCTCTATCAAACGAAGACAACGCAGTAGTTTCATATACAATAGTTACGTGTGCATTAGAGTTTGCAGCTGCACCATTGACAAACGACTGCATTTTGATAATGTCATTTGCCTTAACAACTTGTGGTTTCTTCAACATTTCTACAGAAGAACGAGATGGAATTGGAATATTTCTGAACATCGAAACGTTTGCAGAAGAACCTGTTGGTGTAAAGTCAGCAGTAACAGTCACGGCAGCATTAACATCTGGACCAATGTTTGTTACATAGATCGAATAGATTGTCGCATTGGCAGAGAACACTACAGCGTTTGCCAAAGAACTTGTAACTGCATAACCAGTTGCTACGTTGATTGCAGAGTTGAATAGTCCTGAACCACCGCCTGTGTTAGCCTTGGCATATGCAGAGTTGGCATATGAACTGGCTGCATTGGAAGCTTGGAAAGCACCGTTCGCATATGAAGACGCAGAAGTACCGTTATTAAATGCAGAGTTTGCCTGTGTAAAAGCACCATTAGCATATGAACTTGCAGAGTTAGCAACACCATATGCAGCATTGGCATATTCACCGGCCGTTACTGCACGTTGATCGGCTGTTGCTGCATTTGTTGTAGCAGTATTAGCAACACCAAAAGCACCATTGGCATAAGACGATGCTGAGTTGGCAGCTGCTCGAACCCATGTATCTACTGAATTGTTGGCTGCCGTGAAAGCAGCATTAGCATGAGTGTACGCAACGTTTGTGTGATTAATTGGATCGTAACCACGGATAGTTGCTACATCAGTAATCAAGTTGGCCGTTAAGTTAGCAATTCTAAATGTGGCATGACCTGTGTCGATATACGGAGATGCATCTGGTTCTGGATCGTAGTTATAAAAGAACTTCCAAGTACCATCAGTTGCATCACGGAACATACCTGTGTGGTGATAAGCACCATCATTATAATTACCTGCAAATCCAAGGTCTGGATTGGCAACAGTATTATTTGCGTTCAGATAAATCATATTATCTTCAACGTTTAGATTTGTTGCATCAACGTTGAACACATTACCAGAAACACTCAAGTTACCAGTGACAACAACGTCACCAGAAATAGTGCCGCCAGAAGCAGAGAACTTGGCATTAGCCGCAGCAAAAGCCGCATTAGCATAGGCACCAGATGTTACAGCACGTTGGTCGGCCGTAGTTGCATTTGTCGCAGCTGTGTTTGCCGTTGAGTATGCAGAGTTAGCATATGAACCAGCAGATGATGAACCAGTTGATGTAGCATTGGCAGCATCAAATGCCGCTTGAGTGTGATTAGCACGTGCAAGAGGAATACCACCAGCAGAAGCACCATCGTGTACAACAACGACTTTCTTATCGGTATCTACTGTAATCTCACCAGCTGCGCCAGTAAAGGTAGACGTTTGTACAGTACTACCTCTTCTTAATTGTATCTGTGTTGGCATTTAAAAGTCCTTTTTTTATATTCTATTTATGTTTAGAGTGGCCCAAGGTCCACTACTAGGAAGAAATTTGCTGGTGATGTAGGTTCAGTCTTTAAATCATATATGACAACGGTTTCTTCATCTAAAGTACCTACAGCCGGTAAAACGGAACCATAGTCTCCGGTTGGAAAATAATTGCTAGCTGCAGTTGCAGCATCATTCGTTGCGGTGTTTGCTTGTACGTATGCTGAGTTTGCAATTGCGAATACTGAGGTGACCAATGAGGAGAAGTCATTAGCTGAGTTTAAGTTTTCTGGTTGTATTTTTGTTAGTGCCATGTACTATTTATGCTTATTTGGTTTTAAATTTTAGAGGTGATACCGTAAAGTTTTATTGTTATATTTATCTTTACTTGATTTTAAATGATCCGGCCGGCGGTGAAAAGTTGGCGGTGTACCGAGCATAACCTTTGGTGATGCGTAGGTCATCTATGTAACCATTAAGCCTTCTGTCATTTCCAGAAGATTTACCAACAAGTAAAGGCCCGACTGGAGTGTAAGTGTTTGTATTTCCGGAATTTGAACCTATTTGTACGCCATCAACAAATGCTCTTGCTATTCCGTTATTGCGGGTAAATGCAATGTGATACCAAACATTAGCGGTAGGCGTCCATGATGAAAATATGCTATCCCATGATAGGTCAATTCTGCCAATGCGTAATGTCGATCCCGTATACGAAAAGTCCATACTGCCCTGATTAGTGCCGCCGACAAAACCGCCTTCCGCTACAGGCGAATTCCAATACGCCCACAATTCAACTGTAAAATCACCTGTGCCAAAGCGAAGATTTGTAATATTTGGAACAGACAACCAATCTGTTGAGCCATTAAAACTCATACTAGTACCGCCGAACTTACTTATTGATGTACTTAGTTTTGCATCACCGACAGTTTCCATGTTATTCATCATTGCGGCATCGTAGATACCAGCACTGGTCATATTGGTTAGTAATACTGTATTTTGTACTGCTGTTAGTGTTTGTGCTGGCGGTACAAAGTTAGATTTATATAGTGCTGTGCCTTTAATTACTCGCAAATCAGATATATAACCAAGCATATAGCCTGAGGCCGCAAATCCAACTCGCCCAATAATACCATTATTTTGTGTAATGTTAAAACTTGGTGTTGCAGTACCACCACTTACACCATTTATATATCCAGTAAGTGTTGTTCCGTTATAGACCCATGCAACATGATTCCATGTGTTAGCTGTAATTGCAGTTGAAGTAAGAAGATTATTTGAACTTCCAGAGTAATACAATTTACCATCAGACCAAATATTACAACCTATGCCAGCAGTAGATGCACCACTTCTTGTGTCAAAAAGAAGAATTTCTTGGAGTGTTGTTACATATACCCATGCTTCAACAGTCCATGATCCAGTTCCAAATGCATATGCCGGTTTTGCACCTGCATCTAGATAATCTCCAGTACCATCAAAGTATCCACTACCGCCTATTGTACTTACTGTATAACCTTCTGTAGTTGCACTAGTAAAACCGAATGGGTTTTGTTGTGTTGGCTGACTATTACCAAATGCAGATATAGTAAAGTTGTTTGTACTGTTATCTATAAATGTTGGTGATTGTAATGTTAACAGGGATGTGTTTGCTATAGCGGTTAGTGGTGTTGTAGGAACAGTGATTGATGTATTGCTCACTCCATAGACATCAGACCTCACAAATCTAAATTGCGATATGTACCCCGTAAAATACTTATTTGCTGTCACTGTGTCCCAGCCAATATAAAAAAGAGAAGTTACAGCAAAAGTATCTGTAACTGTTCCATTTGCAACCCTGGTTCCATTCAACCAAATACTAGTTTGATTTGTTCCAGTACTAGCCCGTCCCACAACAATATGATTCCACGCATTAACTGTAGGAAGTGTAGTTGTAGTTAACCTATATGCAACACCACTAGATGCTAATCCCCAAGCAGTAGAACTTTGGTAAGCAATTGCGATTCCACCATTTCCAGGGGTTGATGAACACAAAATCGTATCTGTTATACCGGCTGCTGTGTAATAAAACCATCCTTCTAATGTAAACGCTGGTCCGTACATCAGAGCATTACTTGCAACTTGTAAATAATCCCCAGTACCATCAAAGTATCCACTATAACTTGTTGGTGTTACTGATGATGGATTGAATGGACTAAAACGCTGTACTGAAACATCTCCGTTCTTTGTAATAGCAAAGTTGTTTATACTAGTATCTACTATACGATTACTTTGGCAAGTCAACAAAGATGTACCAGAAATTGCCGTAAGGGGTGCAATTGGTGGTGTAAGACTGGCTGATGTTGCGTCATATCCTGAAGGGAGTGAACCTTTGGTCATTCTATAATTACTCATGTAACCCAATATAGGATTACCACCACGAGCTTGACCAACAAATTTAGTTGCTGTTGATGTAATATCTGTTGTGCAAGCAGTAGATGAAACAGCGCCTACTCCATTGAGATATAAACGAATCACGTTGCTATTTCTAACTACAGCAACATGATTCCATGTATTAAGTCCTAGTGTGCCACCAGTTATTGTTGTTCCTCCGGTGCCATTCCAAATAAAAGATAACACTAAAGCGTCAGTTACAAATAATGTATATCCATCTGTGCTCGGAGTTCCTTTACCATTGATACCTTGATTGTTACCTGTTGTACCTGTAAGATATACCCATGCTTCCATGACGAAATCTTGTGTTCCTGGATTTAAATTTGCATTGTCAGCTAAAGAAAGATAATCTCCAGTACCATCAAAGAAATTACTCCAGTTACCACCATAAGGACTAAATGTACCTTGAGTTGCATTACCATATCTGTCTATTAAAAAGTTATTTGTACTGTTATCTAAAAACAGATTGTTGTTTACTGGTTGATTGTTTTGTAATGTTAATAAACTTGTATTTGCAATTGCTGTTAGTGGTGCTGTAGGTGGTGTGAATGCGGCTGTGTATATTGCTGTACCTTTGACCACACGAAGATCGGATATGTACCCTATCATCATGTTACCTGACCCAGCATATGCCGAACCTATAAAACCATTTTGTTGAGAAAAATTTGTTGATACTGTACCAGACCCAACCGACACACCATTTAACCAAAGATTTACAGTTGTGCCGCTTCTAGTTACTGCAACATGATTCCAAGTATTTACTAACAATGCAGTTGTTGCTGTAACTACCGGAGCATTGGTGTAGAAGGATAACATTCCTGAACCAGTTATATAAAAAAGAACACCAGTATCCGGTGCGCCAGCTGTTCTTGTGTCAAACACAGCGCAGGTACCAGTATAATTTATTACGGATACCCAAGCTTCAATAGTAAAATTACCAGTACCAAAAGCAAATGCTGCATTACTTGTTGATGATAAATAATCTCCCGTACCATCAAAGTAAGCACTACCATATGTACTATAACTACTGTTTGGTACGAAAGGGTCAAATCCTTGTACAGAAACATCACCAGTTCGTGTGATCGTAAAATTGTTAGAGCTATTGTCTTTAAACCGACCAGCTTGGCAGGTTAATAAACTTGTATTTGTTATTGCGGTTAGCGGTGTTGTGCTTGGAGTAAAGTTTGATGTGTATACCGCAGTACCTTTAACAATACGCAAGTTTGATATGTAACCAGTGTAGTAAGTTGCCTGTGCACCACCGATATTTAAAGTAGATCCTGATGGAGCTTGTGGAGTACCAGATTTTGCAACAGAAAATGCTTCTATTCCATTAATATAACCTTTCATTATACCTGTTGAGTTAGTATAAACCATTGCTATATGGTTCCATGCATTCGCAGTCACTGTTATTGAACTAACAGCATTAGTTACAAGACCACCATTATAGTAATAAAAATATACATTACCCGCTACGTTAGTACCAAATGCCCAATAAGTTGCATCTGATGTTGGTGTGCCGTATGCAATTTGAAGAGGTAAAGCGTTTATAGTAGATACTTTTGGCGTAATAACATAAGTCCACATTTCAATAGTATAATCTGCATTAAACCATTCAACAGTTGATGCACTAAAGGGTGCCGTCAAATAATCACCAGTACCATCAAAATAGTTACTATAATATCCTAGTTCATATGGATTAGCATTGTTTGGTCTAGTATTACCAAAAATACTTACTGCAAAGTTATTTGTACTAGCATCATCCACAAATGTCGTACTTGCACCAGGTATCAATAATGTATTGTATTTCCAGAAAGCATCTGCAAGTTGTACAACCCAAGAAACAAAACGAGTCGCAGTTCTTCCTGTTTGAGTTGCAGTAGCAGTAATTGCCGTATAAACTGTTTCTTCAACTGTTGGTGTTCCAAAGATTGTATTACCAGACAAAGATACACCAGTTGGCAGTGTGTTGGCTGCAAATGTAACCGCTGAGTTTGAATTAGCAGAACTTGTTGCACTCAATGCCACATTAGACATTGCAACACCACCATCCAATGCGTATACTGTATTGTTTGCTAAACTAAAAGACAATACATCGGTATTAATTGTCAATGAAAATGCACGTGTCGAATCTTGTAATTGTCCGTCAGATGCTTGAATAGTAAATGAATATGTTGTACTAGAACCATCAACTGGTGCAGTACCTGTGATTGTTCCGTTTGAATTAATATTTGCGCCAGCTGGTAATGTTCCTGATAACAATGTGTATGTGATCGGTGCATCACCAGTTGCAACAACGGCAGTATTGATGTTTGCAGTTTCGTAGATTGTACCTAATGTTCCTGCAGTTGTTGTGAATGTTGGTAGTCCAGAATAAACTAAACCAGACAATAAAATACCCGTACCACCATTACTGTTAGTGACATAGATTGTGTAACTACCAGAACTGAGTGCTGGTGCTGTAAATGCCAATCTACCTTGGTCAATGAATGTTACTGAACCAATTGTTGTGGCACCAACTTGAACTGTGGCACCAGGAGCAAAACCTGAACCATTAATAACAATCGTTTGACCACCAGCAGTATCAACGGCAGTGTCATCCAGTGGAACATAAGAAACATCAGTAACCGAAAACGAAGTTACTGTTGGAACAAGAAAACTCTTTTGGTTAAACTGTTCGGCTGTTGATAAAAAACCAACACCGTCTTTTGCTCTTTTACCACGAACACCAGCATTAAACATTAAGAAATCTCCTCAAATGAACACACAGCTTGAAGTCTGCTGTTATTGCCAGCGGTCAAACGTAGTGCATCACCCTCCATTAAGTAGAGTGCCAATGTTTTATCGATTGCAGTGAATGAACTGTCAGCGGCAACAGAAACGGTATTGACAATTTTATATGATGTTGAGTCTCGATATAAGTCAACAGTAATGTCAGATGCATTTGTACCATCAACGTTAGCAATAATCAAACAGTTAATCTTATAAACTTTACCACTACTGGAACCATTCTCAACAATCGCAGTTGCAGCTGTGGTTACTGATTGAACAGTTGTGTTTCCGTTAATTGTCGTTACCGCTACTATGTTCGGGTTTGCCATTTTATTTCCTTAGAATCCAAATACTATTGCCATTGCAATAGCTTTACCAGTTGACGCTTTTGTGTTTGCAGTACTAAATGCAGAGTTAGCTTGTATGTAGGCTGAGTTGGCATACGAAGCTGCAACAGATGCATCATCACTGCCATAAGACAATTCTCTAATCTGAACTTTTGTACCAGTTGTTGGTGCAGCTGCAAATGTTAATGTTGTTCCAGTCAATGTGTAATCGGTGATTGGTGTCTGTACAATACCATTCTCCATTACCATGACACTATTTGCAGATGTTCTTGCTGAGACTGTGTAGTTTACAGTTGTTCCGTCACCAGTATAGTTTCTAGTTTGATATTGACCAGAACCTTGTTGGCCACCATAGAAAGTAGAAACATCAATCGCAACACCAGTATCAGGTGCGGCAGAGAATGTCAATATGTTACTACTGACATTGTATGCAGACTTGTGTTGTGAGATACCATCTAGTGTAACGATGGTGAAGTTTTCATTGAATGGAGTTGCACTCAGTGTGAATGCTGTGTTTGATCCATCACCAGTGAAACTATCAACGGCAACATTTAACGACAGAGAAGTGTTTGCTTGTATGAATGCGGCGTTAGCAGTATTTCTGGCATATGTGTCAGTACCTGCACCGCCAGTATTAGCAGCTGCAAAGGCTGCATTAGCTTGGATGAATGCAGCATTAGCAGTATCTCTGGCATATGTGTCAGTACCTGCGCCGCCGCCTGTGTTAGCCACGGCAAAGGCTGCATTTGCATGAATGTATGCTGAGTTAGCTTGTCCTCTAGCAAACGCATCTGTTCCTGCACCGCCACCAGTATTAGCAACCGCAAATGCCGCATTTGCATGTAGATATGCCGCATTTGCATATACACTTGCAGAGTTAGCAGTACCAATTGCAATGAAGTTTACAGAAGCATTAGCAGTTGCAAAGGCTGAGTTAGCATATGAACCAGATGTTACTGCTTTCTGGTCAGACGTATTGGCTGCCAAGTAAGCTGAGTTAGCATATAAAGATGCAGCATTGGCGGTACCAATTGCAAGAAAGTTTACAGAAGAATTGGCAGCTGCGAAGGCTGCATTTGCATGAATAGAAGCTAATGCAGTATTAGATGCAACAGAAGAAACGGGTTGTTGAATAACAATGTTACCAACCATACCTGAGTGTGCTTGACATTGATACACATAAGTTGAACCTGCCAGATCAAAAGGAACTTTCCAATAGAGAGTACCATCTATTTGAGCTTGTGCGCTAGAACTTGTTGATACTACACCACCAGTACTAACGTGTGTTAAACCTGTGTCGTAATTAGAACCTCCTGACGACACCCGTATCATAAACGGATGACCAGTTACATTATTTAAAAGAAATGCTATTGTTTCACCAGCTGAAACATATATCGCAGGATTGTTTCCTGTATATTGATCTATTAAGTAAGCACTTGCGCCTGAGTTTGTTACTGTAAGTTTAGTGACAGCACTTGTGTAATTGGAGTTAGCTTGCGTGTAAGCAGAGTTGGAATAAGAACTTGCGGCATTTGCGGTAGTTAATGCTAAGTTTGCTGTACCTAAGGCAATAAAATTAACTGATGCATTTGCGGCAAGATATGCGGAATTGGCGTAAGATTCAGAAGCTGCAGAAGCTATGTCACTATAGTTGGTACCATCATTTGTGAACGTCCACTTGTCTGTGGTTTCGTTCCAGAGTATCGATGTATTTGTAGAACTTCCACGTGCAACTTCGAAACCGGCATTCTCTGTTGGCGCAGTTGCCATTGGAATGTCAGCGTTCAAGGTAATAATATTATCACCTAAAAGCACTGTTGTTGTATTTGCGTAAGTTGTCTGGCCAGTAATTGTCAAGTTACCAGTGATATTAACATCACCAGAGATTGTACCACCTGCAGAAGCAAACTTATTATTCGCTAATGTGTAAGCTGAGTTGGCGTAAGAACCTGATGTGACTGCTCTTTGATCTGCAATGTTAGCAGCTGCAAAAGCAGAGTTAGCATAGACACCAGATGTAACAGCTCTTTGATCTGCAACGTTAGCGGCCAAGTATGCAGAGTTAGCGTATGAACTTGCGGCATTGGCAGCCAATCGAACCCATGAGTCAATCGCAGAACCAGAAGCAATGGTATTTGCAAATCCAAACGCCGCATTAGCCTGAATGTAGGCTGAGTTGGCATAAGAACCAGATGTTACTGCACGTTGGTCAGCAGTAGCTGCATTTGTTGTAGCAGTGTTAGATTGTACAAAAGCACCGTTTGCATAAGAACTGGCAGAGTTAGCAACACCAAATGCACCATTAGCATAACTAGAAGCACTGTTTGCGGCATTTCTTACCCATGTATCGACCGCATTGTTAGCAGCTGCAAAAGCTGCATTAGCATATACACCAGCTGACACTGCGGTAGTGTTAGCGGTGTTGGCAGTAATAAATGCACTGTTAGCATAATCACTAGCTGAGTTTGCAGCTGAACGAACCCAAGTATCTACAGAGTTGTTGGCAGCTGCAAAAGCTGCATTGGCATATACGCCGGCACTTGTTGCCTTTTGGTCAGCAGTATTTGCTTGAATGAAAGAAGCGTTGGCGTAAGAACTTGCCGCATTAGCTGCGTTTCTTACCCATGTATCTACCGCATTATTGGCAGCTGCAAAAGCTGCGTTAGCATAAACACCAGCAGAATTTGCGGCCAAGTATGCAGAGTTAGCATAAGAACCGGAAGTATCTGTGGTGCCATAGTAAGTTACCACATCAATTGGCAAACCTACAGAAGGTGCTTCTGAGAAAGTAATTACATTGCCAGTTAATGTGTATGCAGACTTATGCTGAGTTACACCATTCAATGTAATTAATGTGTAGTTCTCACTTATTGGCGTTGTTGATAAAGTAAATGTTGTATTATTTCCATTAGCAACAAAAGAATCTAACGCAACACTTAAGTTAAATGCACCACCAGAAGCTGAGTTAGCCGCATTGAAAGCAGCATTAGCCTGGTTTCTAGCAAATGTATCAGTAGTACCACCACCAGAATTAGCAGCTGCAAAGGCTGCATTGGCGTGAATGTATGATGCATTGGCTTGATTTCTAGCAAAAGCATCAGTAGTAACACCACCACCTGTGTTGGCAACCGCAAAGGCTGCGTTAGCATGAATATATGCGGCATTAGCATATGCACCAGATGTTACACCAATCTGACTTGCAGTTGCTGCATTTGTGTTTGCGGTATTAGCCTGTGTATAACCAGAGTTAGCATAACTAGAAGCACTGTTTGCGGCATTACGTACCCACGAATCAGTTGCATTATTGGCAGTTGCAAAGGCCGCATTAGCATGTAAGTATGATGCGTTAGCATAAACACTTGCTGAGTTTGCTGTACCTAATGCTATAAAGTTAATCGATGCATTAGCGGCAAGATATGCGGCATTGGCATAAGCCTCGGAAGATTCGGAACCTATGTTAATGTAGTTGGTACCATCATTAGTGAATGTCCATTTATCAGTTGTTTCATTCCACAACAATTGCACGTTTGCGGAAGACCCACGTGCAATTTCAAAACCGGCATTCTCTGTTGGTGCAGTTGCCAACGGAATATCGGCGTTCAAGGTAATAATGTTATCACCTAAAAGCACTGTTGTTGTATTGGCGTAAGTCGTTTGACCGGTGATAGTTAAGTTACCTGTAACATTAACATCACCAGAGATTGTACCACCAGTAGAATTAAACTTAGTATTAGCTAATGCGTATGCGGAGTTAGCATATGAACTTGCAGCATTAGCAGAATTTCTAGCAAAACCATCTGTTGAAGAACCACCAGATAATGCGTTGGCTAAATCATAAGATGCTTGCGCTAAAATTGTTCCAGTGTTTGCTTGAGTGTATGCTGAATTGGCGTATGAACCACTAGTTACTGCTTTCTGGTCTGCGGTATTGGCTGCACCAAAAGCACCATTAGCATATGATGAAGCAGCTGCAACATTAATTGATGTTGTATTTGCCAATGCGTATGCAGAGTTGGCATATGAACCAGAACTTACACCTTTTTGGTCTGCAATGTTAGCAGCTGCAAAGGCTGCATTGGCATATACACTAGCACTCGTTGCAGTTAAATTGGATGTATTAGCAACCACATAAGCTGAGTTGGCATAAGAACCAGCAGACACCGCTTTTTGGTCAGCCGTATTAGCTGCGACAAAAGCACCATTAGCATAAGAACCAGCTGAAACAGAATTTAAGTTGGCTGTGTTAGCAACATCAAATGCACCATTTGCATAACTAGAAGCACTGTTTGCGGCATTTCTTACCCATGTATCTACCGCATTATTAGCAGCTGCGAAGGCTGCATTAGCATATACACCAGCTGAATTTGCGGTTAAGTACGCAGAGTTGGCATATACACCAGCAACATCTGTAGTACCATAATAAGTTACTATATCAATTGGCAAACCATTTGGTGGTGCTTCTGTGAATGTGATTACATTACCACTTAGTGTGTATGCTGATTTATGCTGAGTTACACCATTTAAAGTTATCGATGTATAATTTTCATTTGTTGGTGTCGTTGACAGTGTAAATGTTGTATTATTTCCATTAGCAACAAATGAATCTAATGCGATACTTAAGTTAAATGCACC